GCTATTGGCTCGCATGGGCGCAGGTATCCAGAACTTTCGCAACGACCCGGAGAAGATGGCACGCTTGCAGATGGGTCTAAACTCGATGCGCTTAAACCCGGATCAAGGCATAGCGGCATCTGCGGCGCAGACCATTCAGACAGCGCAAGAAGATAAAAGGCTGGATAAGCGAGCTAACGCAACGATAAAAACACTTCAAACAGCAGCAAAGAGTGGAGATGCGTTGGCAAAGGCAACTTTGGAAGCTATTCAAGCTAATCCAAGCGAGTACTTAGCGTACTTTAACGCCTATGCCAAAGAAAAAATTAAGGGCAGAAGCGCAATAAAGCAAATGTCTGGCGCACAGTTAAATGATATGGCTGGTGGTGGTGCTTACGACCCGGCAGCCATGTACAACGTAACAGAGGACTCTAGTGGTACAAAGATCAGTAAAATTGGTGGCGGCGGCACAGTCGTTAACAACAATGCAGCATCTGGCATGGCACCGGGTTTAAAGAAACTTGATGAGGCATACGCAGTAGAGCATTTAGCGTGGACTAGAGGTGGCGGCTCGGATATGGCTGCTAACGTGGCACAGATAAATACTGTGCTGCAAAGGCTAGAAGATGGTGAAGAGTTAACAGGACCATTAACAGGAATGATTAATAATCTTGGCCTGCTAGGAATAGTTAACCCAGATGCCGAGAACGCTAAAGAAATGGTGCAAGAAGTTGTGCAGAGAAACCTTAAAACTATTCTAGGAGCGCAGTTTGCCCAGAAAGAAGGTGAGCAGCTAATTTCCAGAGCCTACAACCCAACACTTAGCCCCGAACTTAACGCAAGGCGATTAAGGAAGCTCTACCAACAGATGGAAATCGCACGTCAGCAGCGTGAAGCAATGGCCGCTTACTTTAATAAAAACTATACCTTGAGAGGATACGAAGGACCGCAGCCTAATATTGACGACTTTTATACGGCGTTGTCAGCATTTGGTGTAGGAGAAATTAAAAATGGCTACAAATATCTTGGTGGTGATAGTCAAAAAGAATCGTCTTGGGAAAAGGTAGGTAATTAAGATGGAAAATCAGAAGCCTTGGACAATAGAAAGTGAAGAAGTAAAGCCTTGGACTTTAACTGATGGCGCATTGCAGGGAAATGCTCCGGTTAAAAGCCAGTTAGGCCGATCATTTATGCAGGGATTGACTGATTACACTGCTGATGAGGCAGAGGCTTTAATTGTAAGCAATCTACCAGACGCTATTACTGGCAACCCGCAGACCTATCAGCAAGCTAGAGATAAAATTAGAAATGATTTAGCGGTCTACAAGCAGGCAAATGGAGGTAAAGCATTTGGCATGGAGATGCTGGGCGCGCTAACGCAGGGCATTATTACAGCCTTTGCCTCGCGCAACCCACGCGCAGTTATTGAGTCACCAATGAAGGCCTTTCAGCGCAACGCACTGCAAGGTGCTAGGGCGGGTATAGGCGAATCTGAATCCGATCTAATGGAGGGTGATGTTGCAGGTGCCGCTACAGATACTGCTAAGGGTGGTCTATACGGAGGTGCCATTGGCCGTGGATTTGAAAAAGCTATAGATGCAGTTAGCCCGACAGTTTCTCGCTATGGGAATGAGTTATTCGGGAACTTTACCCGAAAGGGCAATGCCATTAACAAGCTATCTGAGCAGCTTAATATTTCTCAGGGCGCTGCCAACATCATATACACCATGATCGCCCAGGGTATGAACCTCCGTCAAATGACCGCTAAATTACGGAAGGCTGGCGATCAGGGAATGATTATCGATGCAGACAAGTCGATTGCACAGCTAGGTGACGCGATACAGGCATCGGGTGTACCCAACGCAGGCAGAATTATTGGTAACGCCGCCGATACAAGGGCAGCTAATCAAGCCGATGAGTTGCGCCCCACAATGGACGAAGTTCTTGGCGAAGCCCCGGAGGGTTTAGAGACAGCAGTCGATGCCGTTGCTTCTCGCACCGCAAAGGGAAGGGAAGAAGCCTACAACAAGGCTTACGCGCAGCCGATTGACTATGCATCAGGCGCGGGTCTTAGAATTGAACGCATAATGGACGATCTAGCGCGCAATGCGCCGCGTGACTTTCGGGCGGCAATACAAAGTGCAAACTTAAATATGGCGGCTGATGGCAAAGAGAATATGCAGTTCTTAGCTGAAGAGTTAGCTGATGGCACATTTAAGATAAAGCAGATGCCTAATATGATTCAGCTTGATTATCTAAAACAGGCGCTGCAAGCAACTTATGATCGTACTGGCGACATTGGTTATAAGAAGTTTTCTGAGCAGTTAAGAGACGCTGGTGTTGAGGCCGTGCCACAATACGGTAAGGCATTGCAGCTTGGTCAGGAAAAGATTGTAGAAACCGAAGTCATGCAAATGGGCGCTAAGTTCTTGCAGGACAATGTGAAGCTGGACCAGTTAAAAAAATCGGTTGCGACTGCATCGGATGTTGAGATGGACGCAATGAGGCTGGGCGCTCGCAATCAGATCGAAGAGATTCTTGATCAAACGCGCAAAAATATTGGTTCAGTAGGAGATGACAAGGCAGGCGCAACTGCCGAGGAATCTCGCAAGCTGCTCCGCATATTGTCCTCTGCCTCAAGCAGAAAGAAGCTCCAATTGATACTTGGCGAAGCGGAGGCAGAGACTTTATTTACAAAGCTAGACCAGGTCGAGTCAGGTCTGCAATTGCTTAATAGTCTCGGCGCTAACTCAGCAACCGCCATGCGTACCCAGCTAAAGGGCATACTAGATGATCTTATGAGTCCCGGCATTTTGGGCACCGTTGCACGAGGCGACGTACAACTCGCACCAAAACAAATTATCCAAGCGATAACTCAGCAAACGCCAGAGGCCATTGCCGGAAGAACCGATGAGGTTCTCTCAGAGGTTGCGACTGTATTGACGCAGGCGCGAGGCAAAGAGGCAGAGGCTGCATTGCAGTTGCTCGATAGGGCGCGGCAAGGAGCCCAGTTAACAACGCCCCAGGCTGCATTTATCAGCAAGACCTATCAAACCATTAAGTCCGGTGCTGCTCGCGGTATTACGCAAGGTGCTAGACAGCAGGTCATTGAGTCTGACCCCTTAGCAGAACTCTACAACTAACCACTCCCCAATCACTGCACCGCCTTAACTGGCGGTTTTTCTCGTGGAAAAAATAAATATGGAACTGAAAAAACTGACAGAAGATGACATCAAGTCGATTGCAGCGGATGCGGTGGATAACGCAGAAGACTTTATCAATTCTGAGATCGTCGATGACAGACTGAAGGCGCAACGCTACTACGATGGTCAGGTTGATATCGGCGAGGAAGAGGGCAGGAGCCGGGTCGTATCGACAAAGATACGCGACAAGATTCGTGCGATCAAGCCGAGCCTAATGCGCGTGTTCCTATCCACTGACAAGCCCGTTGAGTTTGCGCCTATGGGTCCAGAGGACAGCCAGTTTGCAGAGCAGGCCACCAAGTATGTGAACTACAAGTTCAATAGCACGGGCGGCTATCAAGTGCTTTCTGATGTGTTTAGCGACTCTCTTTTAAAGAAGTGTGGTGTCGTCAAGTGTTACTGGAACATGGAGAAGAAAAGCGAGACATACGACCACCAAGACCTGCCCCCGGAAGAGTTTAGCCTGATCGTCAACGACCCCCGCGTCGAGGTGCTTGAGCACTCTGAGAACATCGAGATGGTTATCGACGAGATGGGCATGGAGATGGAGCGCATTACGCACGACGTAAAGGTCTCGCTGACCGAAGAGTACGGCGACCTGGTCATCGAGAGCCTGCCCCCTGAAGAGTTCTTTATATCGTCCGAGGCGACCAGCCTAGAAGATGCCTACGCGGTAGTGCATAAGCGCGAGGTGCGTGTTGGTGATCTGGTGGCGATGGGGTACGACTTTGACGTTGTGTCTGAGCTAACCGGGCACGACACCGACAACTTTCAGGACGAAGAAAAGTTCGAGCGTCAGAACTTTAGCTTTGACGATGACGAGCAGGTGCTTGATCCGTCAATGCGAATGGTCATTGTGTCAGAGGTCTATATGAAGATAGACGTTGATGGCACTGGCGTACCATCGATGCATAAGATTCTACTCGGCGGTGGTAGCGATGAACTGCTCGATTACGAGCCGTGGGGTGACGTTCCGTTCGCCGTGTTTCAACATGATCCAGAGCCACATTCGTGGGTCGGAAACTCGCTTGCAGATATACTCTTTTCGGAGCAGGACGCAGCAACAGCAATGCTCCGAGGTGTCCTCGATAACGTGGCACTAACCAACAATCCTCGCACCGAACTGGTCGAGGGCATGGTCAACACTGACGACTTCCTAAACAACGAGATCGGTGGCGTGGTCAGGGTTAAGGCAGGAGGCTCTGTAACGCCC